ACCGGCCGGCGGCGGATCGGGCAGCGATAGACCTTCTTGAAGCCGCAGCCGCCAAAACCCTGCATCAGGAACATGCGGTTCGTGTCGGGGTAGTACTCACGATCGACGACCGTCAGATACCGGTTGAGCATCATCTGCAGGTCCTCGGCGAGGATATCGTCATCGATCCCGGTCATCTCCCGCGGTAGCCCGAGCTGCTGCTCAAGGAACTGCCGGTGCGGGGTCTTGATGGTGGCGGTGTTCTGCACCTTGACCGGGCCGGCGGCCGCGAGCAGCTCGCCGCGGGCGTTAGCCTGGAAGCGCAGCACAGCGTCGAGCAGGATCGGCGTGCGCACCGTGGTCTGGCCTTCCACCGCGGTGTCTGCGTCGGCGGTAGGCGACCGCGGGTTTTCCACTTTCAGCGCAAGGTGCTTGATGCCGGCGGCGCGGCGCTCCATCCAATCGCGCCGGGTCTGGATATCGCTATCGATGCCGTTGAGCAGCTCGTCGCAGATGCGCGCCAGCTCGCGCTCGTCGATATACTTGGCGAGGTTCGCGCCGTGCTTCTTGGCGTCGGCGCGGTCCTCGTCCGTCGTGGGTTTTCTGCCGTCCAGGCGGATGATCAGCGATCCGTCGGCGCGCTCGATGCCGATGTTCTCGACCGGCTCTTCGGCATCTTCCTGCAGGACGATCGTAACGGGGTCGCCGTCATCGATCGGCGCGCCGCCGAGCCCCGGGAGCCGATCGCTCTCGTTGACGTAGTGATTGGTTGGCTCTGGGCCGATGCCGTTGCCGTTGACCGCCATAACGGCGGCGACGTTACCTGATTCTAGGGCTTGCGACGTCGGTCATGGATGACGGTGTCGGGCCCGATCGAGGGCGCCATCAGCTTGGCCAGGGTCTCCTCGTCCTCGCCGGAGAAGACGATGATATCGAACGTAAGACCCATCTCCGCACGATCGATGAAGATGAAGGTGTCCCCCATCTCGGCCAGGAACTTTTCGAGGTTCTTGCGCGTGAGGCCGAGGAAGATGGTGGGGCGCCCCTGCTTGAGACCGGTGGCTTTGATCATGCGATTTTCTCCTTCTTGGGCCCAACCATCCAGCCAGGCGGGCGCGGAATCTCGACCGCCTGCGGCCGCCACAGATGCAGCGTGTACGGGTGATAGTTGATGTGCTCGGCCGCTGGGACGTGGAGCTGCATCACGGCCTCGTCGTCTTTGAAGAAGAGCCGCTTGACGTGCTCCATCTCCGGCCAGTTCGGACAGCGGTTTGCGCGTGAGGCCGAGACGTGGTCCCAGCCGCCGCCGGCAGAGGCAACCACGGCGAGCTTTGCGGCATCGATCGGCGAGGGGACGAGAAAGCAGCCGCAGGTGCTGTCGCCATGACAGCCGTAGATGTCGATCTCGTGCGGCCGCGACCGATACTTCTCAAGCAGCATCAGATTACGCATCACACGTTCACCGGCTTGACACGCCGGCTCCGGCGTTTTGTTCGCACCAGGTACTGCGCCCTCTCGGAGTTGACAAATTCCGCCAACGCTTTCGTGCTGTCTGGATGCTCCATGGCATCGATGAGTTGCGCCGCGAGGATATCGCCCAAAAGATGCGCCGCGTCGTTGGCAACGAGCACTTCCATCAACTTGCTGCCTTTTTTACGCATTGGCCTCTGGTCCCATGGCTGGATAGAGCGGCTGAAACCGCGGCTGATACTTGTCGTCGTCGATATGCGCCATCTCGTCTTCGTCAGGCATCGTGGCGAGGCCCATCAGCCGCATGTGGATCAGTGCCTGGGTCATCGCGTCGGCGAGGTCATCGTGCGCGCCCTTGGGGAAATCGGCACATTCGGTGATCACGCGATCGGCCCAATCCTTGAACAGGTAATCGCCCATACCGGTACCTTCGGCCGGCGCGTAGATCAGGCCGCATTCGAACAGGTTCTGTACTGAAATGAGCCGCGCATGCTTGTCGCCCTCCGGCGGGATGAGCTGAACGCCAAAATCCGCACGGTCTGCGGTTTTTGGATTGTGTGAGAGACGATCGGAGATCACGCGGCCGCGGCGACGCAGCTCCTGGGCGACCGGGTGACCGGAGGCGGTGCTCTCGATCAGCACTCGATCAACCTTGAACTTCTTACAGGTCTCCTCGATCTTCTGGCCTAATTCGTACAGCTCCAGGCGCGCAGACCATGCCCACATAAGGATTAGCCTTCGGTTCTCCCAAATGTCCTTGCACACGCCGAGCACCACGCCGGCCGAGGGATCGTTCTGCTTTTTTTCGGTTTGCGCTGTATCGAGCGATAAGACGGTATAGCTCATGATGGGGAACTTCGGCCAAGGCACGCCAAACTTCCCGCAATCTTCCGCCGTGTACGGGCGCCAGTGCTCGCGTTTGATTAAGCCGCCACCGCGGGGCGCGGGGCGCTGTTGATATTGTCCAGCATAAGCAAACGAGCCTTTCTCGCGCTCGATGTTTGCTACCGCCTCGGGCGAAAACCGCTCCGGCCACGCGAGTTCTCCATCTTCAATACGAGGGTCTGTCCATCCGAGCGGATTAAACGGCTGTCGCCCCGGCTCAAACTCCATGGGCACCATGAGATGGCAATACTCCCAGCCCGCTTCGAGGATGAAGCCCGAGATGTCGCTTTGATGTACCCTCTGCATGATGATGATAATGGCGCTATCATCAAGGTGGTTGAGCCGGTCGGTGATCGTTTCACGAAACCAACGCACGGTGTCGTTCCGAACCACATCCGATTCAGATTTGTGAACATCGTGAGGATCGTCGATGACCACTCTATCTCCGCGCTCGCCAGTGCCGATACCTTTAACCGACGACGCGAACTTCGATCCCGTTTTGTCGTTGGTGATTTTGATCTCGCCTTCCTTTTCGAGCGCGAACTTGTCACCCCACAGCTCCTTGAACCTGTCGCTTGTGACGAGCTTGCGAAACTTCGTGTTGTCTCGCTCGGTCAAGCCAGATGAGTAGGAGAAGGACACGTAGCGCAAGTGGGGCATACCCATTGCTCCCCACTCCCAGGCTGGCCAGAAAACATTGACCATGAGCGATTTCATCGAGCCTGGCGGCACGTTGATGAGAAGGCGCGTGATTTTTCCCCACGTTACCGCCTCCAGGTGATCGCAGATCGCGTAGAGGAGCCAGCCCTCGACGAGCTTGGTCTCCGGCTCAAGCACGCTCCAGAAGTGGCGCACGAACTCCATGAGGCCACCTGCCCGCGCCTGGGCCTTGCGTAGCTTGCGGATGCGCACCTCGTCCTGCAGCGCCTTGAGCGTCGTCGGCGCCATCCGCAGATCGAACGACGGTACGCTCGCGTCCTCCGGCGGCTGCGGTTTCTTACTTGCGCGCTTCGTCACGGCGCATGCTTTCCAAGAGCTTCATCCGCGCCCAGCTCGACAGCGAGAGGCCGGATTTGTCAGCGCACTTGCGCAGCCTCTCGTCCTCCTTCTGCGTCACCCGCACCATGATCGCGGAGATTCGCAGGAGCTTGTTTTTCCCACTCATTCCACAGGCTCCTTCAGCTGCCTTGCGATATTACGCAATCGGCGTTTACATTTGCAACATGTGCTGCCCGTACACAGAGACCCCGGTGGACAAAAAGCCGAAGACAGAACTCGAGCAATTGCGCGAGGATAACCTCAAGCTCTGCGCACGCCTCGATGAGCGCGACCGGGACATCGGTATCGAGGCGGAGCGCAACGTGCAGCTCAAGGAAAAGAACAAGCAGCTGCGCGAGGACATTGCCATGCTTGAGCAGCAGATCACGCGCCTCGATCAGACGATTACCGAGCTGCGCGCGGGAGGCGCGCTCGTCGTGCACGGGCTCGACGTCGCTATGCAGCTCATCAGCGCGCTGATCGCCTGGATGCCGGAGGGGCAGCTCTTGCCCGACAGCGTCGGCGGGCTCAAACTCCAGCTCGACGAAGTGTGGGAGAAAATACGGAGCAAATGATGATCGGCGAAACCAGACGCGGCGTTCTCAAGCTCTTCGGTATCTCTGCAGCTGTTGCGGTGCCGACCACAGCGGCACTCGCGGCGGCCAAGGAGGTGGCCCTGCCGGCGCTGCGCCAGGTGGATTACACGCCACCGCCAGCGCCGGAGGGTTTCACCTATCAATGGAAGCGCGTCTTCGTGAACGGCGAGACGCCCGATTTTGACAACATCGCCGACATGATCGCCCACGGCTGGGCGCCGGTGCCGGCCGCGCGCCATCCCAAGACCTACCCGCCCAACGGGTCCTACTGGGTCGAGATCGGCGGCATGGTGCTGATGGAGAAGCGCACCGATCAGCTCACGCCACCGCGGCCATACCCGACGCCGTGGGAGGAAAAGTGGGAGCACAAAGAAGTGCGGGGGTGGGGCCCCGATGCCTGACGCCCCAGACGTGGTGGAAGCCTCGAAGGCGCTGGCGGCGCAGCTGGACCGGGACGCGGAGGCCGCGATCCTGCTGGAGGCCGGCTCCAAGGTGATCGCGAACCAACAGGACGAGATCGTTGAGCTGCGCGCCGAGCGCGATCGGCTGCTCAAGGCGCGGGAGATCGCCAGCTACAACATCATCGAGCTGACGGCACAGCGCGACATGCTGTCCAAGTGCCTCGCCAATGCGCTCGGCCTGGTCACCCAGCTGATGGACGACCTGCGCCACGCCAACGTCTCGCCGTCGATCGCCGCCGTCGTCGCCAAGACCAAGCTCGATTATGAGACCCGGCAGCTCATCGCACGCTACGGGGCTGCACAAGGCACCCCCGAGGACGTGCAGCCGTCATGACCAAATGCATCGTCACGCCGCTGCAGCCGCCGTTCAATCAGGACGTCACGTACTTTAATTTCGACGGCATCGACAGGACGTTGGTGGTCTCGCAGCAAGACGCCGCCAAAATCTTCGCCCTGTTTGGCAGCTCTCCCATCAAGCGCGCCGTCATTCTCTCCCCCATCCCCGGCGACACCGTCAGGATCGAGGTCAGCGCGCTGCAGTAATTAGCGGTGCGTCGGCCGCTGTACCGTCGTCGTGCGCGTGCGCGTGCGCGTTACCGTATGTGCGCCGCCGCCGCCATCGTCGTCATCTTCGCCGCCGTTGTCGTCGTCGTCATCATCGGCGGCGGCCTTGGCCTGCGCAGCTCGATACGCCGCTGCGGCCTCAAGGCCCATCGCCTCTGGCGTGCCGGCAACGCCGGTCTCCATCGCCGCTGGCTGCACCGTGGAGGTGCTCTCGTTGATGCGCGGGTAGGTGCACCAGGCGCCGCTCGACCAGGTGAGGTTGAAGGTGGCGCCAGTGCCGGTGCCGGTGGTCGAGACCTGCGCCACCGGGTTGGCCGGGGGCGAAGCCGTCTGCGAGGAACCGCCCTTCACGACCGTGGCCGCCGTGATCGCGCCGGTCGTGACGGTGGAGACCTGCAGCACAACACCGTTGGAGAGCGTGATCTGATCGCCGACGTTGTAGTTGGCGCCGCCAGCCTGGACCGCCGCTGCCGTCACCGTCTGATAGACGCCACCGGCCTGGGTGAAGGCCACGTTAAGCACCGCGCTTCCGACGCCGACCCCGCTCAGCACGAAGAGATTGAAAAGACCGGTCTCGGTGGCGTCCGACCAAGAAACCGTCTGACAAACGATCGCCGCTTGCGGCGCAGCGGGAGCAGGGTTGGCGAAATACCAGACAGGCATAGCAGTTTGCGGTCTCTTAACTGATCTCGGCATGGTCAACTCCTCGGCGCGAGAGGGCGATTCTCTAACCGGAGCTTAGCACGCTCGCGCGTCTTGGAATGCAGATACACCAGCCATCGCCTCGTCATCCAAACGCCTTGAGGTCCGCGGCGCTCAACGTGTGAAGGCGCTTGCGACCCTCCTCCATCACCTTCTCCCCCAGCTTTCCCTTTCTCTCACGCTGCTCCTTGGCCGTCGCGCGCAGAAACAACAAGCGGCAATCGAACGAGCGGCAAATGTAGGGACGCTCGGCGTGTATCGTGCAGCCGGTCTCTCCCAGGTAGATGCAGCTCCCGTTGTTCGGCTTGTGCTTGAGCATCAGCACCGGCTCATGGGTGAACGGGTTGATGGCGGGCTCCGTGATGTACTTGCTTACGTCGTCGCCGCATTCAGGGTGGAGCTGGATGAACTCCGCCCGGCAGCAAGCCGTGCAACCGTTGCACGGTACGTCACGCTCACCTTGCTTTCTTGGGATCATTCCGCTTTTTCCACAGCCCGCGCAGCATCTTGATAGCCCGCGGCGTCTTCTTCTTCAAATCCCGCACCCCGTGCGCGTGTGCACACGCACCCGACGCAAACACCGGGACGTCCGTCGCGTAACTCATGACCGCCGGGTCAACTTCGTTGCGCAGCCGCGCGACCCGCAGCGCCAACAGTTCCCACGGGCCGTGACAGGCGAGCCAGCCAGCGCACAGGTTGCCGTCGCGCTGGTGGCACATGAAGACCGCGAAGGTCTGCTCCCAAGTGGGACCGTCGTAAAGCGGTAGCTTCTCGTACTCCTCGCGCGCCCAAATCCCCGACGGCACGTCCTTGCGATACGGACACGACCCGCATGGGCGCTTCGCTACCGTGAGCATCACCTCACCTCAAAAGGGACGCCGGTCGCGCAGGCCCAGAGGTAGAGGTGCGTCCTGCCACCGGCTCTCGGCTGTTATTACCTGACCCGCGGATCGCTATCCTGACCCGCGGGGGATGTACCCCGCCACCTGCCGAGTGGGCGATTTTCGTCAATCCCGCCAGGTCACCGCCTTCACGCCCCACATCTGGCCTGCCTGAATGTCAGTGATGGCGACCGAGTACATGCGCTTGCGCTCGCCGCTCCCCGTGGCTTCGCGCAGTTCGTTGAGAATGTCGATCACCCTGGCGCAAGCTTCCTTGATCTCGTGCACAGCATGATCGCCGCTCGGGTTGAACGTCAGACCCACCGCCTTCTCGCCGAAGGTCAGCTCGCGCTCTACGTGGGTAGGCGGATTGATTAGAAAATCACTCATCGCTAGTTGCTCCCTTCCTTCCATCTGGTCGATAAGTGTCACCATCGCCTGACAAAAGGCGCGCTCGCGTTCCCCCTGCGTCTCGGCGCGCAAGGCCGCAAAATCCCGCTCCGCTTGCGCAAGCGCGCGCCGCAAATCGGCGTTGGTGTCCATCAGCTCCTCGTTGAATTTCTGCTGCTCACGCATGTGCTCCTCCGCCCACGCCGGCGCGGGCTGGCTCAACAATAGGCTGGCCGCTACTTCCCTCATCACCGCCTCCACAGCAGAATGAGATGCAACCGCGAACGCGGCCAATGCCGCTGCGGATCGCGCGGAAACGCCCAGCGCCGCCGGTGATACTGCACACGCTCCCAAAACATCCTCACAGGTAATCCACCCGGTGCGAGAACCGCCACGCAACGTGCAGCATACCAAACAGGTCAAGCTTGAGGTCCAACGTCATCACCGGCGGACCCACGCACATCATCGTCATCGGATGTAGCTTCATGCGACCGGCACATCCATCATGCGGCGCAGCTGCCACCAGAGCTGGCTCACAAGCCACGTCTGGCCCACCGCCATGCGCCACTCGCGAACATGAGCATCGTGCTGCTCACTCATTCCAGGTTCACCTTCGGCAATGTCACCGGCCGCCGCGTCCCCGAAACATGCTTGCCACCCCCCTTTATCCGCTGAATGCGCTTCTCACGCTCCACCGAGTTGAACTCAGGCCGCGCCGATAACCGCGCGCGATCAATCGCGTCCGCATTCGCCGGCCGCGGCGGCAAATCCCAAGCCGAACGGTGCCTCCCCATCACCTTAGCTCCGCGTCAGCTTCCCATTTTCGTTGTCGGTCGTATTCCTCGATCACCTCTGAATGATGCGAATTGAGCCAGCCACGCAGGTCCTTGAGCAACCATTGCGCCCCGTCCATCGCCTCGCGCATGCTGTCATGCCTAACCTGGAGCCGATCCCTCTCCACGTCGAGCCCATGCAGCTTACGCTCGATCTCGTTGCGCTCGATCCCATAGCGCACAATCTGATCGCGAAGCTCGTCCTTCTCGCGCTGCACGGTCTCGATTATCCCCAGCAGGTTCTCAACCTGGCGCGACGCAACAGAGAGCCGGTTGTCACGGTCAAACTCACAGGCAGGCGTCTGCTTCAACGGATCATCAGACATCGTACATGCTCCAAGCAAAAAAGGGTGGGAGCCGTGCCTACGTCGAGGTCAAACGTCATAACGGCCGTGCTCCCTCAGGACATCTGGCCTCCCCGCTATCGCCCGGTGTCACTCGGTGGCGGGCAGCGTCCCGAACTCAGCGGGCGGCGCCGTCTTCTTCCCGCGCCGCCCTACCGCCGGAGGCAAGTTGCGATCTTCTCGCCGGCACTACCCAATCAAAGTATCTGCGTCGGTAGATGCGCAAAACAA